TCTAGGCGTTAAACAACTGAGAGCCGCAACAGATTCCACTTATGAGTTAAATGGCGACACAATTAAGTTTGCCAACGCTAAGGCGAAATTAGATGCAATGCAGTTATGGGCAACCACACCGGATGATTTTATTCAGAATGATAAATTGAGGAAAACATTACTTGATTACTACATATTACAAACTAAAGAGCTTGAAGGAACACTCTCTTATACTAATTATCGTGGCACTCTCCTTCACAATAAGAAAGCTACTAGAAATAGGATGCTAACCTCTGCACCGAGAGAAGACCAGATTAAATTCAATCCTGCCACAGGTAGATATGAAGACGTTAGATTTTATCAACCAAATACTTATGTGCTCAACAACAATTTACAATTGATCAAAGACAGCGATAAGCTCTTGGACAGAGATAAGGAATTCATAACCAGGTTTGTGAACGATTTATCAGACACAATGAGTGTAAATGAAAGAGCCGTAATTGCAGATAACTTGAGAATTGTATTTGGCAGATATCGTGATAATAAAGAAGTCTGGGGTAATTTTAAAGCCGTTGTTCAATCACAAATAAAATTTGATGTGATGAACGTTTCTGATGCAATTGAAACACAACTGCGAAAAGACACAGATGTGATGAAACGATTGCTTCAAGACAATTATATTGATCCTGTCTTAGGCACTACTCAACTTGATGATTTGCACGATAACTTTTACAAAAATATCAGAGCAAGAAATCAATGGGAAGATAAAATTGCTCCTAAGATCGCTAATGAATTAAGAACATTTTTAGATCCTCAAATTCCAATTAAAATCAGAAGCAGATTATCTGAAGATGATTTGCATCAATTTTACTTGAGATTTGCTCACAGGTTAAGTTTGGCTGACAGTCCAGACAGAGATCAATTTGCTGTAATGTTAGGCAGAGATCTTTACAACATGGCAAACCTAAATGGTTGGAGACGTCAGTGGTTTGATCTTGGCATGAAAATACTTGAGAGCAAAAAGGTTGATAAATTCTTTGAAGTTGAACCATTTGGTATTCAAAAACGCAGAATGAAAAGCCGTATGAGTGGCGCTTATTTTGGTCCATATTATGACACAATGTCGTATAATATAAGGGTCACAGATCCACGTATACAAGAGTATTCTCAATTGAATCGTAAGGTGGATTTGGGTTTACGTGTCAGCGTCACTAGAGATGATAATCGTTTGCTGTTCAGAGAAGGTTATAAAACTTACTGGATGGATAGAGGCATATTGGGTTTGGAAGACACAAGAATTCCAATCACTTCATCTTCAAGCTTCAGCGAATTTCCTGAAGAGTTTATTGACAAGAATATGGTGGATGCGTTGACATGGGCATCTAAGACAAAATACAAAGTGGATGAAGACTTTTATGATTTCATTGATAAATTACTCTACTTCAAAGATGATCGAGGAAAAGCTCAGTTCTATGATGAGCGTAATGAGTACAGAAAGTATATCGCATCTCGTGGTGATGCTTATGAGCGCTTTAAAGCTATGCAGTGGTTACGAGCTAATGGACGCTCTTTTTCAAATCATCCTTTTATCGATCATCGAGCAAGGATATATGACAGAGGGCTTATTGGACCACAATCTGGAGAGACGTTTAGACCGTTCCTCAATACAGCAGAAGCGAAGAATTTCAGTCCAGAAGAATTCAAAGATTTCCAAGATCAAATAGGCGCTTTCTTAGGTGGTCTCAGCGATGAGTTTGAGGGCAAATATAATTCACTCACAATCACTGGAAGACAAAAAGTTGCTGAAAAGTGGAGACCTGAAATTGTCAGAATTGGTAATTTGATGTTATCAAAGAAACCTGCTGATATCAGAGCGATCCTTGAAGCTGACATAACACACATGATTGAAGGTGAAGAGCTGGGTAAATTTTTCAGATTTGCCATAGAGCAAGCTAAGATTGATAACTATTTAGGCGGTAACTATACTGCAGCATCTTTGGAAAAGCTCAGAGAATATAAAATCTCATTGGCGCTAGAGCAAGATGCTTCTTCATCAGGTGCTCAAATTATTGCACTGACAACGCGAAATAAACAGCTCGCTGAGTTGTCAAATGTAGTACCCACAAATCAAAAGCGAAGATTGTATGATGAGATTGCAGCTTCAACATTCAACGATCCGCGATTCAAAGTGATCAACGAAAAGCTAGGTCTTACAGAAAAAGATTTACGCAAAGCGGCAAAGGCTTAACAAAATGGGTCTTTTAAAATTCCGTTAATTCGGTGAACATCCGAAAGGACAATACCGAGCCAAGCTTAAGAGGGGACTCTTTTGAAGGTGTAACGACCAGGACATACCAACTAGAACAGTTGATGAAGTCCGTACATCACAAGCGATGGTGATGGAAATGCGGAACAACCTGCGGGTTGAAGAGATGGTCTCATCTATATAGAAATATATAGGATTTAAATAAATATTTTAGGAAATAAAATGAATTACAACAATCTTTATGTAAACTTGTTACTTAAACATGGCACTGAAGTGAAGCCAGCTGATGGCTATTATGAATTGCATCACATTATACCGAAATCTATGGGTGGCGGAAATGAAAAAGACAATCTGATTTATTTGTCTGGACGCGCGCATTTCATTGCTCATTGGCTTTTATATAAAATTCATGACAACAAGCAGATGGCTCGTGCATTCTTCGGTATGTGCGACATTGAAAGAAAGTCTGAAAGAAAAGGAACCTTCAAGGCAATTCATTATGAAATTGCAAAAAAGGCTTTTTCAAAACACAATCACATGAAATTACAAGAGCACAAAGACCGCGCAAGCATAAGTGCTAAAGTGCAATGGTCTGAAAATTATGAGCAAATGAAGGAATCAAATGCCTTTATGTTCAAAGACCCTGCTCACCCAATGTATATGAAAAATAAGACAGGTGATCTGCATCCCAGGTCAAAAGCAGTTATCACTCCTCTAGGTAGATTTGGATCTGTCAGGGACGCTGGTAAAGCTCATAAAATTTGTCATAATGTGATTTCTCGACGTTGTAAATCTGAAAATTATCCTGATTTTTATTATGAATCGGATGCACCTAGCGAGTGCATTCAAAGATAGATGCAAAATATGGTAACGTTCTATGGTGCTGGTGAGAGAACTGGTACACTGAATGTAGAGGGTAAACTCTCCAAGGTTCTTGGCAAAGACAAGGATACGTTAGTTGTTAAGGCTTCAGATCGTGAAACTGTACTCAATGAAATATCAGCTCGTATTGCAAGGTACGATAAGTTTGATCAAGTGACTGCGGATGAACTAAGAGCACTTAGAGAAAACGTTAAAGACATTTTTAACAAAGGTTTAGATCCAGGTGATGAGATTTTAGATCAGCTTTATTTCTTGGAGCCTAAGACAAAAGATCTTGTGGAGAAACTTTCTCTAAATTATGAAAGGATTGTCACTCCAGGTGATTTTAAAGATATTGCAAAAATAATGAGCGAACATCTGAGAGAGCAAGTACCTATCTTAAAAGACTTTACAAAGTTCTTTGGCAGACTTGCAGAAGACTACCTGAATAATGCAAAGCCCTCTACAGCTGCTTTTGATTGGAATGCAATCGTGAAAGGAAAAGTGTTTGGCAGTAAAAAGAAAGGCTATGTGTTACCAGACACACTTAGCAGAATCTTGGGTTTGAAAGCTGGAGAGTCTTTAAGTGAGAAAGCCTTGAAACGACTAAGTTTTTACAAACCAGACAGTAATTTACATGATATCCTTTATGGTGCACCAACACCAGAAGCAAGACGTACAGGTGGTAAATACTTTAAATTATCCTTTCTGAGACCTGCATTACCAACACCTTCTAATTTATTAAAAGGTAAATTTATTCAAGAGCAAGATGTGTTTGAAGTAGAATTACTAAGTGCCAATAAAATGCCTAAATCATGGACAAACGTTCCTTGGGTGAATTTTGACGGTAAAGTGATTGAGCAGAATTTCACACAACAGTTTGAAGAAAGACTTTTTTACAAAAACAAGCAAGGTGAATGGACCACCAATATACTTCAAGTGCCTCAAAAGACTGAAGTGACTTGGTGGGAAGAGATGATGAACAAGGACGGCAAAATAAATGACATTGCCGATTCGACAAGAGCGCGTACTGCCTTTGCAGTAAACGGTTGACTTAGCCGTTTTAAAATTCCGTGAATTCGGTGAAACTCCTTAATGGACAATACCGAGCCAAGCTTTGGAATATGAAATTCCATTGAAGGTGTAACGACTATTATGTAGGGCACAAGCGTGTTCGAAGCGCGGAACAATCGAAAGATTGAAGAGATAGTCTGGTCTGCATGGTAACATGCAGTAGTTAAATATTTAGAGGAAATTAAAAATGAAGCTAGAACGCCTTAAGGCTCTTTTCTACTATAAAAATGGCAAATTATATAACCGTATTTCAAGAGGCTCTGCCAAAAAAGACGCAGAAGCTGGCTATATTGCTGAGGACGGTTACAGACGAGTACGAGTTGATGGTAAATATTACTATATACACAGACTCATTTGGTTTATTTTGACAAACAAAGAGATACCAGATGATTTATTTATAGATCATATCGACGGTAACAGACAAAATAATCATATTGAGAATCTACGACTCGCAACAGCCTTGGAAAACCAATACAATAAAGCTAGACAATCAAATGGAACAAGCAAATACAAAGGTGTTTGGTTTGATGCAGTCAAAGGATATTGGAAGGCTTCTATTCGATTTGAAGATAGAAGGCACTATATTGGTCAATTTAATACAGAGTTAGAAGCAGCTGTTGCTTATGATGAACTTGCGATTAAATTACAGGGCAGATTTGCCAAGCTAAATGTATTGACGGGACTGGGTAGCGATCAGTCTGAACAAAACGAATCATTCTAACGACGCCACAATTGTTAAAAATTTCCATCTATGGGGCAAGGCAAATAATGTACCCACAAGTACAATTCACGATGCTTTCTTTGCGAATGCAGCAGAAATGTTAAATGCAAGAAATGCATTACGAAAGATATATGCAAAGACTTTAGATAAGAATGTAATAGTTTCCACACTTGATGAAATGAAAGCCAGAGGTTTACCACAAGACTTGTATGATAAGTATTTGAATGAAGCTATTGATATTGGCTTAATACCTATTGCAGGGAGATCTGTTGTAGGCGGTAAAATTCTAAAAGAATCTGATATCTTGTTAAAAGAAGATATCTTAAAAGAAGTGCCTTCAAATTTTGAGGGTGATTACGGTTGGTACGGAGTAGGTTAACGAAACCCGTTAAATTAACCCGTATAATAGAAGTTGTAATTAAATACAAAATTATACTAAATGAATTCCAAGAGAAAAATTGTATTTTTCTCATAACGAGTCGTACTCAAGGTAAAACAATGACTACAAACACTGACAATACAGATCCAGAAAATACAAATGTTGATGATAAAACCACTGGCAACACTGATTCTGAAAAAGATTTAATTGAAAAACTTGTACAAGAACGGTTAGAGGAAAGTCTCAAAGACATTAAAGGTAAGTTAGATAAAGCATACGGTGCAAGAGACGATGTGTTAAAAGAACTTGCCACTTACAAACAAAAAGAAAAAGAAGCAGAATTACAACGTTTACAAGATGAAGGTAAACACAAAGAAGCTTATGAGTTACAATTGGCTGAAATCAAAGCTGAGAAAGAAGCGTTGGAAAGACGGAATGTAGAACTCACTCGTGATCGAGATGTTCAATCTGCTTTGTCAAGTTATCAATTCAGAAATGAAAAAGCTGTAGAAATGGCTCGTAAAGAAATTGTGGGACAACTCATCCAAAATGAAAGTGGTTCATGGGTTCACAAATCAGGTGTTTCAATTAAAGATTTTGTAAAAGTCTTTTCTGAATCCGAAGATAATTCTTTCTTGTTTAAAGCAAAAGTATCAACTGGGACTGGAAGTTCAAATAGTAGCTCTACAAACACAAATTCTTCTTCAGGCAAATCTCTATTTGAAATGAGTCAAGAAGAAGTACTTAAACTCGCTACTGAGGGTAAACTCCCTCGTAAATAATTGAAGGATTCTTAAATGACAGCTCAAACAAATGTAGCCGGTGCTACCAATTTTGTTTTACAAAGCACTATCGGTGCTTACTCGGATGAAGCTTATACCAATGCTCGTAAATTGTCTGGCACAGGTATTGTTGGCTCAAATCCAAACATTGACACTTCAACTGAAACCTTTATTGGTCAAGTTCGTTGGTTTAAACCTTTAAACCCTGTTGTTAACGTTGCTTCGTTGACAGATGTTTCTGCTGGTTCTAAAACCAACTATGCGTCTGACTTCCTAAACTACGTAAAAACTGTTCGCACACACGGTGCAGAAAAAGTTAACTTACAACAAGTTGTGACTCAACAAGATGGTTTGGCAAAAATTGGCCGTGATTTTGGTGAAACTCAAGCCCAAGACGAACACAATGCTGTGTTAGCTATCTTGAAAGGCGTTGCAATTTCAGAAGCATTAAATGGTGCAGCTAGCGGTTCAGGTCAATCAGGTTTAGGTGGTCAGACTTTTGACAATGACGTTAAAGACAAACGTTACGGTTTTTATGTTGACCTAGGTGCAGGCAAACCTGTCATCCCAGCTTCTGCTGCAGAACAAGGTTCAGCTCGCGCAACAGCATTCTTAACTGCTTTTGGTATGGCTTTCAAAGACTATGAACCAGAATGGGCTTATTTAGTTTGCTCTCCAGAAACTTTAGCTTCTTTGCGTGCAGCCAATTTGGTGAATAACATTGTTGTCACCGAAGGTAATGTTCAATTTGAAACTATTTTCAATGGCAAATTTAGATTGATCCAAACTCGTGCTAACCAAAGTTTAAGTGCAGCAGAGTTGACCAAAATCAATAGTGGTGATGGCGTTGATATTGTTGGTACAAAAACCAGCTACATCGTATTACCAGGCGCAATTGCAATGCAATCTTTGGCTGTTCCTGATGGCGTTGAAATTCAACGTACTGCAGGTTCTTACAATGGTGGTGGCTCTACCGAAATTTGGTATCGTTGGGGCTATGTTTTAGCTCCTGCTGGTTATAACTGGGCAGGTGCACAAGACAAATTCCCTAGTGATGCAGCATATGCTTATGTTGTTGAAACAGGCACCCCTAAAGCAATTGCAGACATCAGTTCTATTGCTAATGTCAAAGGTACTTGGGAACGTAAGACAGAATCAGCACTTTCTTTAGGCATTTTGCCAATTTTCCATTCTTAATGGAGAATACTTATGGCACTAAGCAAAGGAATAAATTCTTATGTGACAGTTGCCGAAAGTGATGCTTATTTCAAAGACCGCCTTGATGCTTCAGGGTGGTCTTCTGCAGATGCAACCATGAAAGCAAATTCTCTTGTGACAGCAACGCATATCCTGGATAACTTCAGTTGGTCTGGTGTTGCAACAAGTGAAACGCAATTGTTAGCATTTCCAAGAGCAGGTTCATATTTTGACCCTCGTCTAGGTACGTCTGTTGCAATGTCAGGTATTCCAAAAAGAATCGAAACAGCCACGTTTGAATTGGCAAACCATTTGTTAAATAACGAAGGTTTGCTTGATGATACTGGAAGAGTTTTAGATCTTAATATTGGACCAATTTCTCTTTCTAAAATACAAAAACCAAACTTATTGCCCAGTCTTGTTAAAAGACTGATAGCGCCATTGTTAATCAATTCTGGTGTTAATTCATGGTGGAGAGCTAACTAATGAGTTATAGCAATCTGATAAACAACAGTTTAAATTTAGCTTTTAGACAGTTAAAAGATTTAGCCGTAATGATGGAGTATACTCACAAAACTATGGTGGATTTTAATTTTGGCACAAGCGAAACTAGTGAAGATATTTCCACTTTTTCAGCAGAAACAGTTATAATAGAAACAAAGGTTGGCAATAAAGAAAGATCAACCATTTCAATGCAATTGATGGCAAACACAAAAGATATTGGTAATATTGAAAACTTTGATTCTGTTGTATATCAAAATGAAACTTGGAAAATAGTAGATAACGTAAAAACCAATGGGTTTATATCGCTATTCACAGTGATAAAGGAGACAAGCAATGGGTAAATTTACTGATTTGCAAACTTCTTTGTTTAATATTTTTGATTCACAAACATGGAAAAACACAGGGATAAAAACAATACCATCTAACTTCACATCTAAAACACTGGGTAGTGAATTTATAAGGGTTAATATTATACCCCGTAGCACAGGTATCAACACAAAATCAATATCTGGAATAATGATTATAGATATATTTACCGCTGCAGGTTTGGGACCAAATCGCTCCAGCCTTATCGCAGACTTGTTAGATGACTTTTTGGTTGGAAAAAACATTGGCATCAGAGATGGTGTAAATACTCAACTAGGATTGAGCTCACTAACAATTGTTGGTTCAGATTCCAGCAACTCTGCTCTTTTTAGGGCACAATATACAATAACTTTTAATTTTTTTGGAGTCGATTAAATGGCACACATTTCTTCAATTGGTGCAGGCATCTATACAGACCTTTCTGTAGCTGTTCCTGCAACTGATCCTAATTTTAGCACTTTAGTTAGTGCTGCTACTTGGCAGCCTTTGTT